GACTGGTTCCCGTCGCCAAGTGTTCGGAACACATGCTCACAAACCTTCTGCCTATGCTACTTCCGGTGGACTTACCAAGAAGGATTTAGTGATGAGTCATGGACGCATTGTGTCCAAGAAGAAGCACTTGACCGCCAAGAAGGAGAAGCGTTTGGAGAAGCACGGATACTTCGCCAAGAAGGGCAAGTTCGGCTTCGTGAAGAGAAAGACTCGCAGAGCGACGAGAAAGAACAAGAGCAACAAGAAGAAGTAAATGTGCCTTGTAAAATCATAATATTATTGATATATCTATATTATGATTTCATTATTCTATATACCAAGAATGCGATAAGAACTTGTTGTCCACGATGAACTCGCAGTAATTGTCAAATACATACTTTTCAAAGTAAGATTTGCTTACGACTGAATTCTGAATACTGTCGGTGTCGTTAGTCTGCACCGAAGAATGGTATTTACAATAATAATTGTAGGTATCGTAGATGGAAACATTGACCGCAACCCCGGGGGAGGTGACTCGGTTGTTGACAAGTTTAGACGAGTATTCGCTGCGTAGAGTCTCGCGCATATTATCAAGAGCAATCTGAATATCTATATGTTTGTCCCATAATTTACTGCAAACGCCGGACAGAAAACGCTCTTTATCAATTTCAATATTCGGAAAAAAATGTCTTATGAGGTCTAATATCTGTAGGTTTGAAAAATTATAGTGATTGTGTTCATTCGTGGTGCACCACTTCTTGTATAAAATGACCAGTTCATCAATTTCAAAATCGGATTCATTGTCGTCGTATACAATCGTTTCTTCCCAGAAGGATAAGAATTGTTTCACGCCCGGCAGAAATTTACTGCTGATGCCGATAAACAGGTCTTTTTCTTCGTTGTAGTGTTTGTCTAACTTTTCAATGACCAGAGTTTTCAATGTTTGTAAAAACATAATGGGTGGGAGATCGTTCTGGTTGAGAAACAATTTCCATAAATACATAACGTCCTTCCAGGATACATAAGGTGAACGTATTTGTTGGACATTCAATTCCGTTTCATTCGCTGCGATTGGGGGGTCAAGCACGTTGTTGTTGATAATAATATATTGTTCTAAGAAGCGAGACACGATGTCACTAGAGGAATTGTTTTTCAAGTAAAAAGAACTGTTTAGTAGAGAGGAATCATTCGCGTAATTCAGAACGAAGTTGTCAGAGGAGCCGTAGCGCTGTGAGTAGTGACACGCAACGCACAATAAGTCAATTCCGTATTCATGAATAATGTGTCGCCACCGGTTCTCGTGTTTGATATTGGAATTGGTTTTGATAATTCGGCAGTCATCGTAGGAATGGTCGTGATATTTGTATTTAATACTGTGAATGCTGTTTCCCCCCACGAAATATTGAATGATGTTATTTAACTCGCGTATAAAGTGTTTCGCCTCGTGGTCAATGTAGTGTATCAAACTGTTTGACGAATGTGGTTTCATCATGTTGTCCCCAAGAACACATAGAAAATATTTTGCTTCGTTTCTGCTTGAGAAAATGCTTGGATATAGCAGTGTCAAGATGAGTTGGATTGTTTCCGACTCGGGAATATATTTCAATAGATGATTTTCGCGTATTTTTTTCATTGTGCTTATTTTGGTCTTTTGTTTCCAGGGAACCAATGTCCGGTCTTCATTAATTGCGGTGAGAACATGATAGATAATGTTGTCTTCGGTGGTGCATTTGAAATGTAATCCGTCGTAATAAAAAAAACGTTCGCTGGAAGGAACATATAGATAGACATTGTTCGTTAAGAACGTCTGTATAAAGGAGTCTTGTTCGTTCATCATCTCCTCGTTGCGAACAACCCGTTTGAGTTGAGTGTTCTTGGTGTTTTCTAATATAGTTGGTAGTTGGTTACACACATAATTGTGTAATTTTAGAATCATGTAGTCGTCGTTCTCATATTTGCGAAATAGTGTGTCAAGGGATTCTCTCATTTGTGTGTTCATGTCAGAGGAGTCAGTCATATTATTGTCCATACAATAATATAACTAAGGAGAACCTTTTATATATCTATACCTAAGTTATTTAAATAGCGGCGATGCTGCGGTGTATGTCGCCTTGTGTAGTGGGCAACTGGTGGGTGGAGACGGATTCTAACATGATAGTAGTCAATGCGCATTCCGCTTCCAATACACTGTCTTCGGAAAGGGCTGCGAACCACTGGTATTTGGTGCGACTTAATATTTCCTCGCTGGGAATATAGAGGCCAACGCAGGCAGGGTCAAGGGACAGAGGTTGTTGTTCCATAAGATGGTCTAAAAGAATAGGTTTTCCGACGGAAGATTTCACGCCAACCAATGTACCATCAATCAAATCCACTTGTTTTGTATTTGTCAAAGTAGACAGGAACGTCGCCAAGTCGTTTTTGAACTGATATTCATCGGTAAAATGAGAACGCGCGTTTCGGTTTTCCAAATAGGAGACAATAGATGACACGGTATCATCATTTTTCGGGGCACCCATAATATAGGTAGAAGCAGAGAACAAGGGTTGCTTCGTGTGTGTAAGCATGTCGTGAGATTTGTTAGGGGCTTCACATACAAACGGCTTGTTCTCTAACATTTGTTTATCATAGATTGGCTTCAAGTTTTGCATACACAAAAACGAGTTGGGAACAACCATGCCTCCATAGTGATAGACGACCTTCATCATAGCCAACTCTCTAAACAACTGTTTATGCGGCTCGGCCATATTCGTGATATCCGCGTCCCAGGAGGGAATTAATTTGGAAAATGACTCGTCATCGATCAAGCAGATATGAAAGTCATTACCACACTTGTCAATAATGGACTGTATGACTAAATGTAAATAAGGCTGGTTCAGGTCGGTTGAATTGCGAGAACCGAAACTCTTCCACTTACGAGAGTTCACTTGGTATTTGGAATGTATCCACAGTTTGGGACGATTGTATCCATACAACGGAGAATCATTTAATACGTAATTGCGTATCATTTCATATTCGTCGTTCGTTTCAAAGGGTTGTTTCATTTTATTAGCAAAATAACTGGCAGTAAATATAACACCAACACTGATTAGGTAATAGTGAAGATTCTTAGTGCTAAATACCATTATTATATAATTACTGGTTATATAATAATACCTATATAGATTTTTCACAATTGAACTTTTTATTGATAGTAAATCATATACTGAATATTGTAGTTTGACTCGTTGTATTTTATTTGCGAAGTATACATGATCGCATTGTGCTTGCATATCTGGCGTAAAATAGTAGTAAACATATTATAAGATATGTCCCGGTCCAAATAAAACTGCTTCCCAATATGATAATGGGGTTTCAACGACTCTAAAAAATCCACTTGCCACTTGTTGAATAGCATTTTCTTAAACGCATTTAAATCAAACAAATAATAACTGTTGGTCTTAAGACAAATCAGTTCAAGAAGCGCGAATAAAAGGTTATTAGGAACCTTTTCACGAAATATCTGCTTAGACATAGTTGGTTTTGGGCTGGTTTGTAATATATTCATATAATTATTTATTACTAAATAATATAATTTTTAACCGAATATAAAGAACTCTACCCTTGTGATTACCCCCGCACGGTTGTATTACTACTAGTTATCAGTATTTGTTGTATGTTGTTGTTTTAACTTTTCAAGGTATAAAATACCATCCATTAATTCTTCTTGCGCATGATTTATCCAGTCAACTGTTTGTAAATCTTGGCGATCTAGATTCGTTCCGTATTTTTCTAGTCCTACGTTTGCTCGTTCAGTAAACTTAGAAATCACGCTTTTCACAACACTATCTAAGTGGTCAATCTCTATCGTTTCTGACATATACATACTTAAGAAGCATAATATTTATATGGTTGATTGTAAATATTATGTCCGACCGCCATAGTAAGATATTACAAGAAGTTGATAATATTATTTGTAAACAAAGCTAATTCAATTTGGTCTTCATGAATCGTATGGAAAACAGTAATGTATTTACACAAATAGGGGATAATTTGATATTTCTGTTTTTCATTTATCATGTCGGTATGTTTGACAAAAAAGAAAAAGTAGTCTAATATGTCAATCACTGAATATCCCTGACTATGAATATTATTTAACAATTGGATAGCATCGTATAATTCTTTGTTTTTCAATTGCGTAATGTATTTTTCAAACAAATGAAGGGATATGGTTGAACAGATGTCTTTGCATATATGGATATTGATAGGTTCATTATAAATATGCATCTTTTCCAGAAAATTAATAAGAACGCGAATGGAGTATTGCGAGATGGACAACAAATAGTTTTTTGACTCTTCGTCAATGACGATATCCTCATTGGTAATAATGTTGTTCATGATGTTGCAAATCTGGAGTTGCGACGGTTTTTGAATATGAATAATATGCAGTCGCGATTGTAAACTCTCTATTACTTTTTGAATATTGCTACATACGGAGATAAAATGGATATTGTTTTTGTATTTATCAATGTAATTGCGGAAGACTTGTTGACTTTGTTCGTTGATGTGGTCAATGTCGTCAATCACGACGAGTTTCTTTTTCCCGTAGATGTTGCTATGAGATTGACAAAATGTCTTCATTTCATTCCGAAAATATTGAATTCCCTGTTCTTTTAGATTATTGATAAACAGAATATTGCTTTCAGGCATGGACGCGTCTTTTGATAATCCGTAATATTCTCGTATCAAGGCATACAACAAAGTAGTTTTACAGGTAGAGCTTTCTCCTACAAACAACAGGTTTAAATAGTCTAAGTCCACTAATTCTTGGATAGTTTCTAATAATTCATGATGGAAGGAAAAGTCACGAATATAATAAGGTTTGTATTTAATGACAAATGTTTCGTCTTTCATCGTTTTTGTATTACTCTTATAATTATTATATCATTTTGTAAAAAGTATTAAATATAGTGATAGTAATAATGTAATGAGTGGAAACAATCATTATCAGGCGCTAGGCGTATCTGAGAATGCGAGTGAAAGTGAAATTAAAAAGGCATATCGGGGATTATCGTTGAAATATCACCCTGACAAAAACAGCTCTACCGAAGCGCAGGCAAAAATGCATGAAATCAATGATGCGTATTCGGTATTGGGAGACAAAGACAAAAAACAACAATATGACAACCAACGAAAATTCCAAGGCGGCGGTATGCCACATGGGAACATTCACGCCGAATTTGGAGACATCAATAATATTTTTCGCAATATTTTCAGTCAGAACGGAATGCATAGTGGTTTTCCAGGAAATTTTCAACAAAGCAATGTTCGCGTATTCCGGAACGGTCAGGCAGTGAATGTATCCGCCCGACCAAATAATATTACGAAAACGATTCATATTGGATTGGAACAGAGTTACCAGGGTATGAATGTGCCGATTGAAATTGAAAGAACCGTCATGCGAAACAACCAAAAAGAAATGGAAAAGGAGACAATTTATGTTGAGTTCCCACAAGGGATCGATTCAAATGAACGCGTCACCTTGAAAGGTAAGGGAAATATCATGAATGAGCAAGCAAGTGATGTAGTTATCACGGTTCAGATCCAGCCACATGACATGTTTCAACGACAAGGCATGGATTTAATATATAACAAAGAAATATCCATGAAAGAAGCCCTATGTGGGTTCGTATTGGAGTTTCCACACTTAAGCAGTAAGAAGCTTACGTTAAATACCAAAAATAACCCGTATATCATCACGCCTGGATACAGACATATCGCACGAGAATACGGTATGATTAGAAAGAATATTCGCGGGAATTTGTATATCGTGTTTACTGTGAAGTTTCCTGCTCAGTTAGACACAGAACAGCGAGAGGCATTGGAGAAGATTTTGTAAAATGTGTTATCAATGATACATAATACATTTTATAATTACTGTGAGATGGCACGGTAAGGTAGCTCATTGTCTACCAAATAAATAGAATTTTCGGTGATAATGATGAACTCCTTGCTCACCTTGTAAATCTTAGAAATGGGACTGGTGTATTCGTCCTCACTCTTAACAAGGAGCTTCTCCTCGCTATTGCGAATACCGATCATAGAGGTCTTGTCAAGAGAAGTCGTCCAGTAGTCCATAATGATAGGCTTGTCTTCCACAATAGAAAGTTTGCACGCATGCTGTAAAGTATTCGTCTCGGGAAGTCTGTACCCGTTTACGCTAGTCTTATTTTCTGGTTCTGAGCTCATTTTTCAACAAATATAGATTATATATTAGATTATACTTTAAGCCATTCTAACGAATAAGTATTATTTTATATCCATGTAGTACAACATGAGTTCTTTTCCTAAATCAACCAGTCAACAGATTGTAGACAAATATTTTGTGGTCATGAAAGAGTATTTCACCGCAATCAAATCGTCTAGTTCCATACAAAGTAAACCAGACATAAGCAATCTATTATTTGTGGGCATGAATTGTATACACCGGGTATTTGAATATGTGTTGTATAAAACAAAAAACATAGATACGGCGGTCGGAATGGCCCAACAGACTTATTTTTATTATTTAGAATATATTGAACAGATACATTCCACCGAATTACTATTCAAAATCAAACAATCAGAGGCCCTGTTGTTTGTATACAAAAAAACAGTTTTTGAATTGTTTGAAGGAACCACAAAAGAAAAAGGCATGACCACACTAGACAATCTCATGACGCTGGATGAAGAGTTCATACACATAAACAACAAGGAGTGGACCCGGTTCTTCCCAAGAATAAAAAAGCTAAACGAGGTCTTGTTTTACTGGAACCACTCTCAATGGAAAATGGAAGAACGAGAACACATATGCACACAATATCTTCATAGATATTTACATTGCATAGATAAACTGGAGATATGCCTAATGTATTTAGATTACATCCAAAAACATTATGAATTAGATTTTGAAAAGTATAAAGAATTGTTGGACGTAGTGATTGAGAAAACCGAAAAAATACGCCGCAACCGAAGCAGCTCAATCACAGAAGATGAAAAAACAGATTGGTTTTTAATAAAAATATACAAAGAACGAGACATATTTGAAAGTAAACTACAACATTCGGTGAGAGATTTGGTGACATGGTTACTAAGCGAAGTATAAGTTACTTATCAGAGGAACATGGAGGGTGGTTTGAACGAAGATTGTTCATATACCCTTTCGTCATCTGAACCATTTTCTTTCTTACTTTTTTTGTTTTTATTTTTACATTTGTGTCAGCATTCAACACACGTATATTTACATATTCATCGTGTAACAGCTGTTTAATAAAGTCATATACAAACATTAAGACTTTTTCGTTACAGTTTCCCACGATTAGACAGCTTCCTGTGCGGAACACCATGAAAGACACTTCTGTATATTTCGATGAGTCACATAACTCAGACAATTTCATGGTCCGGTCTTCTTTGGAAATAACCCCGGGTTGTATTTTGTTATCAAATCCAAGTTCATTGTTAAAATAGAATTTACATTTTACACCGGGGTAGCTACATGGGTCATATGCGGTCTCAATGTTATATTTGGTGCTCTTAAGAATCGCATGAAGTTTTTCGCGATGAATATAATAACCACAATTAAAATTTGAATTGATTAGCACATTATCATCTTTTTCCGTGTCTACATAGTAGATTTTTTGCTCAATGTGTGACTGGAGAATAGTAAGCACCTTCTCTTTGATAATATCCAATATTTCGTTATTCAATACTCCTGGTATTTCCATTTTGCCAGTATTGAATACCTTGACGTGAATCTCTTTGTATTCACTTCTATATTGAAAACGAACAATGAGCGCAAAGCAATTATAAAAGGCATTTTTCACTTTGCCTCTTGCGTTCATAATATCCTTTTTGGAGATACCCACAGTAAGTTTTCGCTCGTCTTTGAATTTAATTTTTTTTGAATTTGGATTATCCACTTGTTTTAAGATATGCTCTATGTAATATGGAATACCTACCAACTTGCTCTGATACAACTCAAGCTCTTCTTTATTATGTGACACAATTTTTATTTGTTTTTTCAATACGCCACCGGTTGGTTTCCAGTATGGGATAACGGGTATACTCCAAAATATATTTTCAATATCTACAATCGTGTTCAAATACAATACTTTCGTTTTCGTGGAAATAGACAACTCTTCGCAAGTCGGAACGTCAATCGTTTGCTCTGCGTCCGATACGGTGGTGGTTTGTTCGTCGTTTTCAGGAATATTTTCTGAAAACGATACAGTTTCGTCTTTCAGAAACATTTGCCATTCTTCATCTACGCCCATTGTTGTTCTTTATACTACTATATAAAGAGTCTGTAGTTCTTTAAGTATATTCAATTTTGTATTTTATGGGTGTATACAAAGTAGTCCACTAATTCGGAAATGTTATGACTATTGTGGTGAATGATATTTTCCATATGTGTTAGTGATTCAGAGGTGACAGCATTGGGTTTATATTGAATGATATAATTAAAGTATTGGGTCAATATTGATTTTTTGTCCAGATTGTATTGAACACTTATCTCATAAATATAATTCTTACACTCTATTTTTCTAGAAGATCCCATCAGTTCATATATATTTTCCCACAGTTGGTTATTTACAATTTCGTCGGGTAAAATATCAGTATGTTGATTTAACTGTATAAAATTAATCATGCTACGGATATCAGATTTGTATTGTTGTTGGATTATACTTATGATCTCCTTGTCTAGTGACAAATTTTCAGAGTCTGCTATATTCTTTAAAAATTCATATATGTCTTGTTGTGGCAACTGATTAAACCGAATGCATATAAACTCGTTTCGCAGATGCTCTTCGATCTTACTTATATAATTGCATATTAGACAGTAACGTATGTTTGAACTTGATGACTGAATCAGATATTTCAATGCTTGTTGCGCGTTTTTTGTCATATAATCTACTTCATCAAGAATAACAAATTTCATGCCCTTATTGAAAAAATTCTTTGATTTGACAAACAACTGTATTTGGTTACGGATGATGTCAATGCCTCTCTCGTCGGACGCATTTAAATGAATAATGTTCTCCGATGTTTTGGTTTCGTATTTATCTTGATATTCGTTGATTAAATTGATGATGGTGGTTGTTTTTCCCGTTCCAGGCGGCCCATAAAACAATAAATTGGGGAAATACTGTTTGCTTAAAATATTTGAAAAAATCTGACGGTTTACTGGGTCAAGAACAATGTCACCAAATGCTGTGGGTCTATATTTCTCAATCCAAGGGACATTCTTATTCATTTTTCTTATAATACCGAGATTGTATTTATATTTTATTTCTACAATGTTAGTTAGGTAAAATTGATAATACAAAATCTACAGTATTATATACAACGAATACAATATGAGTGGATATTTAGAAGTGATTGTGGGACCTATGTTCTCTGGTAAGACCAGTTATTTAATAGATGTCTATAAGAACCATCAAGACAGTTCACAAACATTAAAGGTTATAAATTACTCGCTGGATACCCGATACGACAGCGAAATGCTATCTTCGCACGATTTAGTAAAAATCCCTTGCTGTTTTACAGCCAGTCTAGAGAACGAATACGAATCATGTAAAGAAAGTGATATTATATTAATTAATGAGGGGCAGTTCTTTCCAGATTTAAAAAAATACGTATTCGCATTAGTAGAAGAACATCATAAAACAGTATATATTTGCGGA